GAAAAAGCAAATAGAGTTAAGATACAAATTGTTTAAGCATTACAGAGATCCTACTAATAAAATTAAGGCGTCTACTGTCTTTACGATCAGAAGAAGGAACTTCATATAGTAAGGCAAGACGAGACAGAGATTCTCTCCCTTTCGCGTCTGGCTCCACTGGTGCTGTCCCCTGCCTGAATCGTCGCGCCGGCCGCAGACTCCTTGATAAAGCATTCCTGTTCAAAAAGGCACACCATTTCTCAATGTCATTACCATATTGACCAGAACCTAAATCTCTGTCGCCTCTCAAAATATCAAGAAACTGCCAAGCATCTATTCCCCCTGACGAAGCACGACCATACAATGAGGTAACACCGGAAACAAACTGACTGAACTCTTCAACGATAGGCCTCAACTCAGGAATGGACTCCATTCTAACCCCGGGAAGCTGCCTCCTCCAATATCCGACTGTTGGAAACAAATACATATTGTCAGCAATTTCCCGAAATTTACTGCAGAACAACACTTCTGCTGCATTGAGCGGTGGTATCGACTGGCGTTTGATTTGTTGAACAATAACATATCTCTGCATCAAGTGATTCACATTGTGGGAGTTCCAAGGGTTATCAACCACCATCGACAAGATAGCGGCTTCATAGTCTTCTATGTGTTCCTGAATGTTCTCTGGGAATAACAACTTTTCCATGTTGTCATGCGCCGGTCGTATAGATCTGCCATCTTCGAGAAAGTAATTAGCTAAAAACTTAGGCTTTCCTTTGAAGACGTAATTCCATCTGTGCGAATACCCGCGAGAAGTGTCCACTAGCAAAGGTCCTTCAAACGGTACCCAGACACACTTGTCCAAATACTTAGAAGTGCCCAGCGAGAGGTCAAAATCGTCGGGGAATACAGCTTGGACTTTCGTAACATGATAAGGTGGATAGTGAATGAGGAAATCCTTCTCCTCTATCCCAGCCCTAAACATATTATTAAGAAAAACCCGAATATTTAGTAACATTCCCTCGTCCACGGCAGAATCAAAAACCGTCAAATTGTCATCACCAGCACAGAAAGGAACAAAGGTCTCCCTTTTCACTCCACAACTCTCACATGCTGCAGTAATATACAATATGTTCATAGCAGTACCGAGAATACCCGTCCACAGCGAACCACTAGGAATCATACCCTCATATTCGAAGGCACAACCATCATCAAGCATGATAACCTTGTGAATAAGCGCATTCTCCAGCATGTACTTATAGGCAGATAGAAGGCGACGTTGACGCTTACCGCGGGGTCGAAAGCACGAACATAAAACATCAATACAAAATTGAATATCTGCCCGGGGTCTTTCACGATCGAATTTACTCCAATCTAACTCCACGATACATTTAGCGTCCCGAATATCCTTCCAAAACCTAGACCAGTCAGATGAAGCCCTAACGACCGCATTGCGCCAGCCAGATCGACGTTCACAATTTAGCCGCGAAACCACGCCTGACAGTACATTGTACAAGGGACTGGAAAAAGCTTGTTCGCTGGCATCAAGCATCATAACGGCTCTTCCCAAAGGTTGCCCTGTTAGAATTTTCTCTTCCGCCTTATCCTGGTCGATCAACTTCGAACGAAACCCGATACGCGCTAACAACGGTGGAAGCTCCCACGTACGGAGTTCGCCGTTACCCACGCGATCGTAAAGATTCCATACGATATCCTCAAGCCCCCGTTTGAGTCCATACTTTGTTTTACATCCAATCGCACGTAAAACTGGTCCAGCAGTCGCTTCCTCATTAAAATTCCTCATTGTGACAGAATCGCGCCCGTCAGGAACAGAAAGATCACTGGGCAACTTCAATATAGATCTTGCGCTCCTAAAGTTAAAGTGCTGAAATAAAAACGAACCTGGGAGATCATGACGTCCCGTAGCCAGAACTCGGATTGCATCGTGTAGATTACCACCACCTCTATACTTTGCACTATCCTCATTCCAGCCCCGCATCTCGCCCCCCCCGACGATGCGGCGGACGCCCGCCTCCCACTTACTTCTTGCGATTTTGAGCCCTCGTCCTGATGCGTGAACGAAGGCGTGAAGCAGATTTACCCTTGGATTTGCCATGAGAAGATTCATCGGCAATATCAGCATCTCGAGTTTCCTGGGGAGGGGGGGTTTCACTTTGCTCCCCTCCACTTGTCTGTTCTTTAAAGATTCTGTCCACAAAATCTCCCGCAACGACATCGTCGCGTTCAGATGCCCCATCGGATTCACTGTCCCCACTGGAATCAGAGGCAGCAGTTCTTCTCTTCTTTCTAGAGGAGCCTTCAGGAAGTGGCTCTCCAGTCGCTGCAGAATAGTATCCCTTGAATGTGTCAACGCGCTTTTTATCGGCGTCGTCACGAAAACCCTTTATTTTCTCCTTACAGTATTGAAGCAGATAATCTCTAACTTCAGGCTTTTCACAACATTTTGCCTTTATCTCCAACCTCAGGATATTGTCAAACATGCTTATCGCCTTCTCGAGGCTAGCATTGCTCCTTTTCTCTTGCTTAATTCCGGACGCATTACAATATTCAACATACTTATGCCACGCCTGATTGCAGACATCAGACTCAGATGGACGTTCCAGGAGAAGAAGCCCAGGATACTTCTTCCTCGCCTTCTCTATCTTACGAGCTTTATGCTCCTCGAGTTTACCAATTTTCCTCTTTAACTTCTTGATCTCTTCATCATAAGTAATTCTCACACGGGACACATCGGCAACACAATCATTCTGCGCCACCTCAAGAATTGCAACCAAAGCAGTTTCAGCGGGCGTAATAGCATCTCTACTTCGTTTCTTCAATCTGTCAGCATTCACTAATTGCTCAATCTTCCTTTTTGCGACAGGACTGAGCAACCAATCACAGAATCTGAATACTGATGACAGTTTGAGCGGGAGCGTTGAATCTATGACCGCATTCTCTTCGCAATAATGAAACAGTTTCTGGAGATGCTTATTGTCGTAATGAGGCTTCAAGATCTTCAGTTTGCGAAGCGCTCGAGCAACAGTGTAGCTACAGTCCGCGACATCCTGCAGCGCCCAAGGTGCTATCGGCATTCCCCCGAGATCGAGGTAACTTAAGGCCTTGTTGAGCTGAGCAACATCGCGTTCCTCGTCTACCTGTGCTTGAGTCTTCAAAGGGACACTCGAACCATCTTCATTCGCCATCTTTTCACACCTGAAGAACATGTGAGGATAAGAGAATTAGATGTTATACATTTAACGTACCATAGGGGTCTCCTATGTCACAAATTTGCACAGTCAGCTGCCTGCTGTGTCTCACTACCTGATTAACTTGC